GCCTATGCCAAGCTGAAGACCGGCGCCGAGACCGCCCAGAAGGCGCTCGAGTCGACGTTCGAGCAGGCCAAGTCGGCCGGCAGCGAGTTCTCGCTGAAGTCGATCGCCGCCGCCCGCGCCAACGCCGAGGCTGGCTTCTCCCATCTCGAGGCCCTCGTCGGCGCCAAGTCGCTGTCCGAGGTCATCGAGCTGCAGACCGCCTTCCTGCGCAAGGCCGTCGAGACCGCCATCGAGCAGACCAAGGACTTCCAGGCCGCCTCGACCAAGGCCGTCGAGGACGTCTCCAAGCCGCTGAAGGACGTGTTCGAGAAGAGCGTCAAGGAACTCAAGGTCGCCTGACGGCGTTCCTTTACCAAGCTACCCGCGGGGCGGATTCCTCCTCCCTTCCAAACCGCGGGCCGAAGACCGGCATCCTCCTCCCGCCGGTCTCTCACAGGAAAAGGCCGGGATCCTCCTCCCCCCGGCCTTTTTCCTTTTGTGCCGTTCGCCGTCGCGACCGTCGCAGAAAGACGGGAGGGGTCCTCTCGTCGCACTTGAAATCGCGGCCGATTGCCCGTAAGAGCCTCGCCAGCCCTTCGGCGTGTGCACGCGGTTGTAGCTCAGTTGGTTAGAGCGCTGGTTTGTGGCACCAGAGGTCGGTGGTTCGAATCCACCCAACCGTACCATCTCCCCGCCATCATCGCACGCATTAAACCTTTGATATTCAATGGTAATTTCAATCGCAGCGCGCTAGATACTTGCGCCGCGCGCCAATTCTGTGACACATACTGCGCCACATATCGTGACACAGGGCGTTTTGCGAGTGAGCAGACGGCGGGAAGATTCGGACCCTGACAGGTTCCTTTTGCTGCGTGCCGGCACTTACCACTATCGCCGGCGCGTGCCGACAGCGCTCATTCCCCTCGATACCCGCGCCCCCATGGTTCGGCGTTCGCTTGGAACCAAGGACCTCGCCAAGGCCCGGCTCCTTCGGGACGCTTACGAGGCGGCCGACAATGATCTGTGGGCTGCCTATACCGAGGGCGCGCCTTCAGACATCGCCCGCGCGAAGCACCGCGCGGCCACCGCCCGGGCGGCCGCGCTCGGCTTCTCCTATCGGCCGGCATCGGCGCTGGCTCGCGACGAGGATGTATCCGAGCTCCTGCGGCGCATTGAGGCGGCCAAGATATATGGCGGCGTCTCGCAGGAGAGCGGGGCGGCGCTGGGCCATGTCGAGGGCGGCGATCTGACGATCACCGGCGCGCTCGAGCAGTACCTCGACACGATCGCTGCTGCACGCATCCGCACCAAGAGCGAAGATCAGAAGACCAGATGGAAAAACCAGCGCCGCCTTTCTGTGAAGACCTTCGTCAGGCTGCTCGGCATCGACAAGCGGATGGACGAGATCACCCGGCGCGATGCGCAGAAGCTGCATGAGTTCTGGCTGCGCCGCGTCGCGCCTGAGACGGGCGCACCGACGCATACCGCCTCGGCTGCGAACCGCGACTTCGGCAATTTGCGTGGCCTGTGGCGGGAGTGGTGGACCTACCATGGCCACAAGGACCGGCCGAACCCTTTCGACGGGTTCTGGTTTGACGAGAAGGTCAAGCGCCGAAGGCCGCCGTTCTCAACGGAGTTCATACGCGACAGGCTGCTCGCGGCCGGCGCCCTGGATGGGCTCAACCGGGAGGCGCGCGGCATTATCCTCGTCATGGTCGAGACCGGGGCGCGCCCGTCGGAGATCGCGGCGCTGACGTCGTCCGGCATCGTCCTCGACCACAAGGTGCCGCACATCCGTATCGAACCGAGCGACGACCCCGAGGACCCGAGGGAGATCAAGACGGCCGCGGCAGTGCGGGCGATTCCGCTTGTCGGCGCGGCGCTCGAGACGATGAGGAACTTCCCCGACGGGTTCGCACGCTACAGGGATCGGGCCGGCGCGCTTTCGGCGCTTGTGAACAAGTATCTTCGGACCAGGAAACTGCTCGAAACGCCGCGCCATCGCCTCTACAGCCTGCGCCACAGCTTCGAGGACAGGATGAAGAACGGCGGGCTCGACAGCGAGCTGCGGCGCATTCTCATGGGCCACGTGATCGACCGCGTCAGCTATGGTGAGGGCGGCTCGCTCGAATGGCGTCGCGACGAGCTGGCGAAGATCGCTCTGCCGTTTGCGGCTGAGATCGTGCCGCTCGGGCCCGAACCGCGTCCATCAAGCGGTCGGGCGCGCGGAGGGCGGCCAGCTCATCCTCAAGGCGACGATAGATAGGCAGGAAGACTGTGCCCTCCGCCCCCCACGCGACGATGATCCGGGCAAGGTCGTTCAGGCCTCGCTCGATGTTCTCGGCGGTGGGGGCGACGTAGTCGGGGATCTTCCGGCGCGCCATGCTATGCCTTCGGCATGCCGTTGTGCTCTACGCCGTCCAGCAGGCGGCCGGCGCGTTTCTTGCCGACATTGCGAACCGCCACGAGTTTCTCCCCATGGAAGCCGCAGCCGCCTGCCAGATTGAGAAATTGCGTCGCGCCGGAGCCCATCTGGTCGTCGACCTTCGGGACCGACCGCCAGTCCGGATCATCGCGATACCGGTCGTAGAACGCGGACCATGTGCCCCATTGCTTGAGAAAGAACGCGGTCCCGGCGGCGGCGCAGGCGTCCCGAATGTTGCGCACCCAATCGGGGTGCATCGGCCTGGCTCCCGGGCCGCTCTCGCCACCTACAATGATCCAGTCGAGGCGTGCGCCAGATCGCCTCTTGAGACTGTCGATGCCGTCGTGGACGTCGGCAAACTCGATCGGTCCAAGCAGCGGTTCGGCTGAGACGAATCTCACCGCCGCCGGCGTCTCGAGCAGGTCGGGCACCCGCTCGTCGGCGCGCTGTTGATCCTCGGCCGAGACACCGAGCCAGACGTTGTTCAACGGCCAGATCGCATCGCAGGCGAGGTTGGTGTAGGCGCAGTTGTCGCCGTGCTCGTGCTGTTGGATATCGCCAATGCGCTCGCGCGTCGCCCATGCCGACAGATAGGCCCGAGCACGGGCGCTACGCTTCGTGAGGACTTGGAAGGTGTGCCAGTGGGCCTCGGCCATGACGGCGAAGACGCGATCGATCCACTCGTCGGGCACGTCCTCGTGGAAGAGGTCGCCATGGGCGCAGACGAAGATCATGCGCGGCCGCTTCCAGCGCAGCGGCTGGTCGAGCCATTGCTCGTTGAGCCGCACCATGCCGTTCCACACCGGCCCGGCCTTGGTATCGACGGTCAGGCCGGCGCGGCTGGGATGATGCTTCAGGCGCGTGCCGGCGAGCTTCATCGCGTAGCAGTTGGTGCACCCCGGAGACACGACGGAACAGCCGGTGACCGGGTTCCAGGTGGCGTCGGTCCACTCGATATGGGTGTGGTCAGCCATGGCGATCACCCTCAGAAGTGCGCTCGGTATCGCTCCGCTCGGGCGTTGTCGCATGCATGAGGCCGGCGACAGCGGCGAGGACGACCACGGTGATCGCAAGCCCGTAGCCGCCAAAATGATCGATGAGCCAGAACGTCAGGGCGAGCACAGCTGTCGCCACGGCCGACAGCAGCAAGGTTCCGATGAACCCTACGGCGAAGCGGAACAGGAACGGCTCACGCATCCGGTGCCTCCACCGGCTCGAGCGACTTGCCATCGGCGGACACGACGAAGTGGACCTTCTCCGACCAGAAGCCCATCGTGACCGCGACGACATCGCCGGCCGGATCGAGCGGGCCGGCATTCTCGGCATGGTTCGCAGCGAACTCGTCGATGCTGTGGACCATGGTGTCGTTGTCGCCAGGGTCGGCGAACCAATTCGCGGAAGCGATGTCGGCGGCCGGGGGCGGGGGCGCCGCCTCGCCGTCGAACATGTCGGTGGTTCGCGGACACCTGGCGTCGTCGAGCGACCACGAGCCGTCGGGCATGACGCGGATCGTCACCGTGCCGCGACGCTCGTGCCAGATGAACGCGACCGTTTCGCCGGGCGTCAGCGTTCCGATCAGCTTGCCGTCTTCTTCCCAGTAGACTGCGGTGACGCCGGCTTCGTCGGGTTCCAGCCATGCTTCGGGCGTGGCGCGGCCGTCGGGCATCACCTCGTCGACGAGGAAGCCCGGCCACCAGAGGCGGGTGTGGGAGAAGTCGTGCTTCATGGCCGGTCCTCCGGATAGCGAAAGCCGAGCTGGCCCGGATTGCGGACCAGGCGATGGCGCATCGAGGGATTGTTGACGCGGTTGCCAGGCAGGCCGTGGAACAGATCGCAATGCCGGCTATGAATGCGGACTTCTTCGTTGTTGGGATTGTAATGTGAGCGGGCGAAGATCAGGTACTGCCCTTCAATTCGCCTGACCGGCTCGCAGATTGCGTACCAGCCGGTTGCCCGCCAGAGGCCGGGTTTGAAATCGATCAGGTCTCCGGGGAGGAACGACAGGGGCAATGCCTCTACCGGCATCAGGTGCCCGTACTGGATCACTGCGGGTGCGGCCAGCAAGCCCTTTAGAACGGATCGGCGTGTCGCGCTCACTGCCCCGGCTCCTGCGCTTCCGTATCCGCACTCCGGTCGTGCTCGATAGCCTTGTCGGGGTCGGCGGTGCGCCAGTCCGGCCAGCGGCGCTTTTCGTTCTTCGTCTGCTTGGCGACGATTGCCTCTACGATCTTGGAAGGCTCGAACCCCGCACGCCATGCCCCGTCGAAAGCGAGGATGACGACGTCGATCCACTCCTTGACGTCGGTCGGATCGGCCTCGATCTCGATGAGCTCCTTGCGGATGTGATCCACGACGCCGGCCGTGCGGGCTCCCGGTCCGAAGGTCTTCAACGAGAATTCGCGCTGGCGATGAAGGTGTGCGACCAGGTCGAAGCGCGCCTTCAGCGCAGCCCGCGCGTCACGCGCAATCTGCTGATAGCCGTTGTTGGCCTCGAGCAGATCGACAACGCGCTGGACGCGCACGCGCTCGTTCCCGTCGCGGCAGTCGAGCAGGTGCAGCACCCACCGCGCGAGATCGTCCTTGCTCTTGTTCATGAGCGACCGATGCGTGACAGTCGAGGCGACCGTGAAAGTCGACATGGCTCAAATCCTCATCGGCATCAGGACGAAGGACACCGGGCCGCCCTCGCCCGGGCGGACGAGCGCGGGGGCGCCGGCGTCGCCCAGCTCGAAGGTGACCGCGTCGCTTACGGCGGTGTTGAGGAGGTCGAGGCAGTAGCGGCCGTTGAAGCCGATCTCGACCAGATCGCCCGGCCCGCCCGACAGGGAGATCGTTTCCTCGGCATCGCCGGTGTCGGGCGAGCGCGAGGCCAGCTTGAGCTCGCCGTCGGCGAAGGTGAACTTCACGCCGTGGCCGCGCTCCGACGCGATGGTGGTGACGCGGCCGATCGCGGCGGCGAGCGCCGCGCGGTCGATCGGGAAATGGTGCGGGTTGCCCTGCGGAACGACGCGGCGATAGTCGGGAAAGGTGCCGTCGATCAGCTTGGAGACGAGGCTGACCGCGCCGTCGCCGTCCTCGACGAGGATGCGAATCTTGCTGTCGGATACGCCGATCCTCACGCCGGCCTGCTCCGGCAGAATGCGGGTGATGATGTCGACCGTCTTGCGCGGGATGATGATGCCCGGCATCCCCGCCGCGCCCTCGGGCAGCGGGCAGGACGTCGTCGCCAGGCGGTGTCCGTCGGTCGCCACCGAGACGAGCCGGGGGGCGTCGCCGGCCTCGTCGACGTGCCAGTGCACGCCGTTGAGGTAGTAGCGCGTCTCCTCCGTCGAGATCGCGAAGGCGACGGTCTCCAGCATGTGGCGCAGCACGTGCGCCTCGATGCGAAATTCGTGCGAGAACGTGCAGGCCGCCATGGTCGGAAAGTCCGACGCCGGCAGGAACGGCAGGCGGAACCGGGAGCGGCCGGCCGAGACCTGCCACATGCCCTCGCTCTCACGGGCCAGGCGGACGTCGCAGCCCTCCGGCAGCTTGCGGACGATCTCGTGCAGGTTCGCGGACGGGAGGGTGACATGCGCCGTCTCGGCGCTGTCGAGGCCGCATTTCCGGCTGACCGTGATTTCCGCGTGGAGGTCGGTGCCGGTGATCTTCACCATGCCCTCCCCCGCCTGCAGGAGGATGTTCTGCAGGATGGGAACGGTGTTGCGGCGCTCCACCACGCGCGTGGCGAGCGCAAGCGCGGGGAGAAGAACTCCCCGCGCCACGGTCAGCGATTGGGCGTTCATGCCGGCATCTCCGGCTTGCCCTCGTAGGTCGGCAGCCCGGTCCGCTCGTGGGCGTCGAACAGGGCGTGGCGGACGTGCTCGGTGATGAACTGGTCGGGACGGTAGATTTGGTAGAACCAGACCACGGCCCCGCCGGCCGCGCGATAGCGCAGCCTGACCGGGATGCGGACCTTGTCGCCCATGAAGAAGGGCGGGCAGGAGAGGATGAAGATGCCGGGCACCTTGAGCGGCTTGCCGTCGGCGTCCTGGTGGCTTTCCTCCCACACGATCTGGCCCTCGCCGTTGGCGAGCGTGTGCGCGGCCTTGACCTTGCTCGCCACGTTGACCTGGAGCCCGCGGGAGAGCTCGACGAGCTGGCTGGGCGTCGCAATCGTGGTGGCGAAATCGCGCTCCAGCCAGATGCGTTCCTCCTCCGTCGGGGAGGCAAGCTCGGCGACGCGGTCCTCGAGGAAGCAGGCGAAATCCTCCTGCGTCATCTTCTGGCCGTTCATCTTCGTCCAGGCCTGCCATTCCTCGGAGAGCGGGAAGGCATAGTGAACCCGGTGGCCGCCATAGGCGGGCTGACCGTCCTCGCCGAGGTGGTGATAGTCGATGACGGCGGTGAAGGACGGCTTGCGCCAGTCGGCATCGGCGAAGATCGCCGAGTGCTCGGTCTTGTGGCGGTTGGTAAGCTCGCAGAACGAGGCGAAGGTCTGCGCCTCGGCCGTGCCCTTCTTGCGGCGGGGATGGAGCCGATAGCTCTCGAGCTGCCGCGACAGATCGGCCGCCGACGGCGCATCGCCGCGATGAAGGACCAGCGGCACGGTCTTCGGCAGGCCGCCGAAGCCGTCGGGCACGTCGACGTTGACGATCTCGATGCCCTGCGCCTTCGCGCCCAACTCGGCGGCGGTGCGAAGGTCGAGGGCGAAGCCGGTTTCGAGCGCCGCGGCCGAAAGCTCACCGGCGATGCTGGTATCCTTTGACATGTGGTCTTTCCTTCCTTGGTTGAGAGGGGGTCACTCGGCCGCGCGGCGGGTCTCGCGCGGGCCGGCAAACATGTCCGTCTGCTGGGGGTGCTCCGTGGAAAGGGAGCCGTCGTCGAGGACCCAGTAGAAGGACGAGCCGCGCACCGGCTTCGGCCGCTTCGAGTCGATGTCGCAGGTGATGGTGGCCGTGCCGGCCTCGACCTCGAGGTTGATCTTGAGCGTCACGCTGCCCTTCGCCTTCGATTTCGGGCGGTCGCCGGCGAGCTCCTTGAGCTTGGAAAGCGTCTCGGTGATCTCGGCGCCGAGAGCGGCGGCGACTTCGCCGCCTTCCAGCATGCCGATGATGGTCTGCGCGTCGCGGATGCGTTTCATTTCGATGCTCCTGCTAGAACGGAATCTCGTCGTCGATGCCGGGGCCGAAGCCCCCGGCGTCGCTGTTGCCGGCTTCGGTGCGGGTGCCCGTCCGCCGGCCGCTGTCGCGGCCGTAGGCGTCGGGGTTGTCGGCGGGCGGCGGGCGGTTGGACGCCGCCTCGAGCATCTGGAGCTCGCCGCGATAGGCCTGCAGCACGACCTCGGTCGTGTAGCGCTCCTGACCGTTGCGGTCCTCGTACTTGCGGGTCTGCAACTGACCCTCGACGTAGACCTTCACGCCCTTCTTCAGATACTGCTCGGCGACCTTGGCGAGGTTCTCGTTGAAGACGACGACGTTGTGCCACTCGGTCTTCTCCCGGCGCTCGCCGGTGTTCTTGTCGCGCCAGCTCTCGGACGTGGCGACCGAGAGGGAGACGACCTTGTTGCCGTTCGACATCTGGCGCACGTCGGGATCGCGGCCGAGATTGCCGACGAGGATGACCTTGTTGACGGAGGCGGCCATCAGCGTGGCCTCACCGAGATGCCGAGGTAGCGGTCGAGGCGGTCGAGGAAAGCGAGTTCGGCCTTGGCCGCACCCCACGGCTCGATCGCGGCCTTGAGCCGAGGCGCCGGCCGGCGGAGCGCCGGCAGGTGTTTGACGGCCCCCGGCCCGAACAGGGCGGCGGCCTCCGCGCGAAGCATGCGTTCATCCATGTCGCGGACGATTTGGCGAATCTTCGGCCCGATCTCGCCGCCGGCGCAGATACCGGCCGCGATGAAGATCGGCGCGTCGAGGCTCGCCTTTGCCGCGTCGACGGCGTCGAAGATGGCCGCGCCGCCGAAATGCGCGAACAGCGCGACCGAGGGGCGCGTCGGATCGCCGATCAGGTACTCGTGCCCGTCATGGAGCACGCCGACGCCGGCAAGCTCCGCGTCACCATGTTCCGCGTAGAGCGCGTCGGCGAGGAAGACGCTGTGCTGCGCCACCGAATAGGCGGCTTGAGGATTGCAGCCGTTGAAGCGTGCGATCTTCGACAGGCCGGCGGCCATCTCGGCGAAGTCGATGTCGGATGGCAGGACGTTGGCCAGATCGAGGACGGAGCCGTCGGGGCGAAACGAAGGCGCGATCATCAGTGCCGCGCCTCCAGCACCTCGGCGACGGCACGCACCACATGCTCGGTGACGGCCGGCCCCGCGGTCGTCGCCTGGAAGTAGGCGCGCAGCAGGTCGAGGCAGCGCTCGCGCTGGCCCGCCCACGGATCGACGACATGGGCGTTGCGGGCGGCGCAGTATCTGCCCCATGCGAGATAGAGCGCCTGGGTGTCCGCGGTGCCCTTCGGCATCGGCTTGTGGTTGACGATCGCAGCCCTCGCCTTGACGGCCATGTCGGCGAGCAGGTCGGCACCGGGCGAGACCTGGCGGACGGACAGGCTGGCGGCGAGCGCCTTCGCCTCGGGATAGTGCTCGGTGATCTCGGCCGAGGTGAACCCCGAGCCGATCAGGTCGCGGAAGGTGCAAGACCCCTCGCGCATCGCCTCGGCCATCTGGACCGCGCGGGGATGCGCGGCGTCGGGGTCGACGGTCGCGGGAACGTCCGGCCACTGGGGACGGACCTGACGCGAGACGCGGCCGTGGCCGCGGGCGGGGGTGTCTGTTGCAGTCATGGCGCGCTCCGGAGAGAGAGGAAGAGGAAGGCGGCGTAGAGGGTGGGGACCGCGCAGGAGAGAAGGACGAGCAGCCGGAAGCGGCGCGCCGCCCGGCGCGGCGCCGCGGCGTTCGTTTCGTCGCATTCGCGCAGGCAGCCGCAGAACGGCCACTCCCGGCAGGCCTCGAAGTCGTAGGGCCGGACCGACGGGGTGCAGGGCTCGCCGACGGAATGGACGGGTGTGCGCGGGCGGTCAGGCATCGTCGCCCCCGAACGCGCTGGCGCTGGCGGCGTCGATCCGGGCGACCAGATCGCGCAGCGCCGTGAAAGAGCGGTTCCACGCCTCCCATTCGGGCGTCGCGTCCTCGACGATAGCGGGATTGGCGGCAAGCCATGCGTCGGCGGTCGAAACCGTGTCGCGCATCGCTTCGACCATTTCGGAGACGTCGGGGAATTCGTCCTCACCGTCGTCTTCGTCGACGAGACTGGCCACCTCCGCCTCGGCCCGCGCGAGCGCGTCCTCGCGGTTGACGGCGTCGGTGATGTTGCGGATGATGGTCCGCAGCGCGTCGTCCGACAGGCTTTCGCGCCAGTCGGCCCAGTCCTCGCGGACGCCGGGCATCGTGTCGTAGCCGAGACCTTCGAGGTCCGCGATCAGTTCCTCGCGGTCGTTGCCGGGTGCGCCGTTCATACCGGCATCCCCGGCCCGAAGGCGGCGACGAGGACGAAGCACGCCGAGACGACGAAGGCGGCCATGGCGACCAGGGACGCGACGTCCTGCACAAAGGACTGCTCGGGCGCGTGGAACCGCTCCCGCTCGCCGCGCTTGCGCGCGCCTTCGAACGTGCCAAGATGCTGCGGCGCCACAGGGGGAGAAGAGCGATGCGAAGGCTTGTTGCAGCGATCGGGCTGAGTGCCGGCATGCTGGCGACGGCGTTGGCTGGCAGCGTGCGGGATACCGTCGCGGAGAAGTACGGGGAGGCCATGGCGATCGCCGCCATGTGCCCTTCCCTCGCCATCGACGACACGATGATGGCGCTCTACGCCACCTCGCTCGGCGTGGTGTTCGACGACACTTTCAAGGCGGTGCTCACCATCCACCACAACAGGGCGCTGACCGACCTGCATGATCGCAGGGAGGCCGCGATCTGCGCGACGGGGCGCTACCTGTTCGGCGAGGACGGCGTGAGCGCGCCCGGCATTCTGGTTGATCGTTGAGAGCACGTCGGCCTCCATCGCGTGACTGCAATGGCGGCTATTGGTAAGTGATACCTACTATCTATGTCAAGGGTAGGTAGGTAGTTTTCTCCTACTTTGACGCCGCCCCCGCGCATTCTGCCGCACGGAACCGAGAATCATTGTGCTTGTTTTGTTCTCGTTTTCGAGTCAGGGTGAGGGCTCGGAGGGGTTCATGATCACGTATTTCGTTGTGCTTTCCTACGAGTGGAGCAAGAGGGGCATTCTATACGCGCGCGATCCGATGGAAGCGCCCGGAGAGCTTCAGGCGATCCGCATGGCTGAAAGACTCGCCGCGAGCGCGGCCGGGGTGGTCGCGTTCAGCCGGACCGGCGATCCGACAACCGGCGACTACGAGGACGCGAGGGTGCTCGCGCGCTTCGGAATAGTGCCCGAGCTCGATGGCTATCCGCTGGCGCTGACCGGCACGGGCTAGCGGGCGTTGTACTTGCCCACGACGCGATGGCAGATGGGCCAGTCGACGCGATGCTCGCTGAACTGGCGCGCCGGATTGTATTGCTCGAGCTTCCATTCGCGGTCATTGAAGCCGACGAGGCGCTTGATGATCGCCTCGGCTTCGCCGCCCGCGGGAGGCGTGTGGTAAAACACGCAATCCGTATCGCGCTGGGGCGGCAGGTGCGGGTGCACAAGCGCGGTATCGCCCGGTCGATAGGCCGGAACCATCGAATCTCCGTAGACGAGCAGCCCGTATCCGCCGCGCACGTACTGGAGCGCCGTGGGGCGCTTGACGTGATCGATCGCCTCGAAGGTCACGATGATGTGCCCGTCGCCGCCCATGGCGGCGGCATAGATCGGAAGATCCCTCTCGCCCACCAGGTGCTCGCCGGCGATGAGTTCGGGCTGCCGCAGCCGCACCTCCTGCCTAGGGGCGGCCAGCGGGGGGAAGCCCTTTCGCTCCATCAGCCATTCGGGCGTCGTGTTCAGGAGTGCCGCCAGCTCGACGAGGCGGCCGAGCGCCGGCTTGGTGTCGTTCGCCTCCCACTGGGTGACGGAGACGCGCCTGATTTCGAAATGCTTGGCCACCTCGGCCTGCGTGAGGCCTGCCGCCTCACGCGCGTAACGGATGCGCTCGCCGAGGGTGTCTAGGGTTTCAACGGACATGGCGCGACTGTAGTTTTTGCCTACATCGGAAGCACCTACTTCATGACTTGACATGGTAGGTAGGTGTCGCCTACTAATCGTCGGCATGATCGACATCGTCCAAAAAGGTGCGGAAAGGGTTGGAGGCCTCGGCAAGCTCGCCGAAGCCCTCGGCATCGCGCACCAGTCCTTCTATTCGTGGCGCGAGGTGCCGCCGAAGCGCGTCCTTCCGTTCGAGAGGGCGACCGGCATCCCGCGTCACGAAATCCGCCCCGATCTCTATCCGGCCGGGGACCTGGTTCGGGAGGCTGCCGAATGAGCCGCCAACTCTCCCGCCGCTTCGCAGATGCGCTGTGCGCCTTCCGCACCGGCCATTCGGTGCGCGATCTGGATCGCGTGAGGACCCGGCGGCTACTGCTTCTGGGGAGGCGGCTCCTGCAATCCCGCAGGAAGGTTGCCGAAGAGGCCTTTCTGCTCCCGGAGCTGTTTTGGGCGTCACATCGCCGCGCGGCCAATCTTGTGCGCAAGCTTGGCAAGCGCGGCGGCCGCATCGCTCGGCCCGCGCTGTTGCAGGAGCTGGAAGTCGAGAGATCCAGTCTGCGTTCCAGCCGTATGCGAGCCTGGGCGGAGGTCCGCTCGCTCGACGGCTCTCGCGAAGATGCGGTCGAGGAGTTGAAGGCGGCTCCTGTCTTTTCCGACGAAGGCTACGGCAAGCTCCTCGATGGCCTTGGAGAAGAGCGCGTGCTCGATTCTCTCCAGCACAAGCTGCGTCGCGGCGTTCGGTACTGGCATCGGTTCCTCCGTGCGGTGTCGGTTCGCTTCCATTTCTGCATCCACGGCAAGCTGCCGAACTCTCTGATCGCACGGGGGCGCTACCCCGTCGATCCCGGCTTTGGCACCGCCTTGCTGCTTCCGAAGTCTCAGAATGGCGAGGTACGCTGACATGATCGCCGGTGTCCCTCTCGTCCTGTCCGACCGCGCCGCAATGGTGCTGCGCCTGATCGCCGGCGCCGAGCGCGTCGGCCTCGACGAGGCGCTGTCGCGCGCCGTCGTCCACTACGGCGAGCATGTCGTCGGCCTGCAGGGGCTGGCCGACGCGGCAGGGCGCCACGACTTCCAGCGGGGTGGGGAAGCAGCATCCCGCCGTTCGCCTGCGGCTCACCATAACCGGGAGAGCGCCGGTGCAATTCCGGCCCCCGCAACCAGCCATACCCCCGAGAGCGACCGCGGCGGGGGCGGCAATCCGGCCGCCCCCGCAGGAGGGTGCGGGCCGCCGTGACGAGGTGATGTGAGTGCGGGTGTTCATGACCCGCATCTGACCAGACCGAGCCCTTTCCCGCCACGGGAAAACACGTCGGGTTTTCCCGGCGCGGGAAACCTTTTGCCCGAGGAAGCCGCCATGGTTCCCAACGCGAACACCCGCCACTTCATGCTCAAGGCCAAGCAGCGCGACCTGATCGCCGCCGCCGGCGGCATCGAGCGCGCCGCGGCGATCTGCTCCTATTCCAAGAGCGTGGTCGGACGCTGGTACAATCCCGACAGCCCCGAGATCATGGAGCTCCCCGCGCTGTTCGCGCTGGAGGAGGAGACCGGTCGCTACGACTTGTCCGAGGCCATCGCGCAGGCGCGCGGCAGGCGGCTCGCCGACGACGACCTGACCGCGGCCGCCAACGGCTGCGTCATGGCGAGCCACGCCGAGACCGTCGTCCAGATGGGCGAGCTGATGACCTCGGGCGCGCTCGCCTTCGCCGACGGCAAGCTGACCCCGGCCGAAGCGCTGCAGATCGACAAGGCGCTCGCCGCCGTCGAGCGCGCAACGTGCGAGTACCGCAAGGTCATCGCGCGCGTCCGCGGGGCGGGCGGCCAGGCGATCGTGGGAGGCTCGCAATGAGCCGCTTCTGGACGCCCGAGCGCGTGCGGGAGCTCGCCCACCTCGCCGCCGTCGGCAAGTCCGCCAGCCAGATCGCCAGCGTTCTCGGCTGCTCGCGCCAGGCCGTCATCGGCAAGCTGTGGCGCGGCGAAGGGCGGTTCGGGAAGCTGGCGAGGGAGCCGGGCGGGAAAGGCAGGACGCCCCGCCCTCCCCGCGCCGAGACCGTGCGCGTGCGGCCGCAGGTGCGAAAGGCCCCGACCGGCACGCGCCGGGCGGGGCCCGCCGCAACCGAGGCACGCGCCGCCTCCGTCGCCCGCCCCGTTTCCCCGCCGCCCGCCGCGCCGTGCGCGCCGATGGCGTTCCTCGCCGCGGTGGAAGCGAGCCGTTGCCTGTGGTTCGCGGGCGAGGCTTACGGGCCGAACGGTCCGGACATGCCGGTGTGCGGCGCTCCCCGCGCCGACATGCCGGGCACGCGCTACTGCGCGCGTCATGCCGACATGGTGCGCCGGAGGGAGCCGGCATGAACGCGCTCCCGCCCTATTCCGACTTCCTCGACGCCAAGGTGCGGGTCGCGCCCCGCGCCGGCTTCGACGTTGCGCCCGATGCGGTCAACCCGCTGCTGAAGCCGATGACCCGGGCGATCGTGCCCTGGGCATGCCGCGGCGGCCGGCGGGGACTGTTCCTGCGCTTCGGCCTGCACAAGACCTCGACGCAGCTCGAGATCGGCCGGCAATGCATGGTGCGCGAGGGCGGTCACGGGCTGATCGTCTGCCCGCTCGGCGTGAAGCACGAGTTCTTCCTCGAGGTGGAGCGCTACCATCCAGACCTGCGGCTCAAGTTCATCAACCGAACGCATCAGATGGAGGAGCCGAACGCGGCGGGCGACGGCGTCAAGCTCATCTACGTCACCAACTACGAGACGGTTCGCGACGGCAAGCTCGACATGAGCCTGTTCACCTTCGTCTCGCTCGACGAGGCGGCCTGCCTGCGCGGCTTCGGCGGCTCGAAGACCTTCCGCGAGTTCATGGCGCTCGTGGCCGGCGACGACAGGCGTGCCGGCGTCCGGCGCGAAGGGGTGAAATACCGC